AAGGCAAGCCGGGCCAGATCGAAAATCTTGCCAAGCAACGCGAACGGGCGATGAAGATCGAGCAAGCCGTCTCCAACACGGTTCGCCAACACGTTGACAGCCAGCCTCTCGCAGGGGCTACCTTCCGAGTCCCGGCAACGGCTCGGGCAACTCGCACGCTTAAGGCCTTTAAGGGGCCAGAGGCAGAGCGATCGGCTTACGCTTCGGGCCAGTTCTTCCGAGCCTTGAACGGCAACGGGCAAGCTCGCCAATGGTGTCGCGATAATGGCGTTTTGAATGCCATGGGCGAAAACGATGACCTTCGCGGTGGCGTCTTGGTCCCACCTGAGTTTTCCACGGCGGTTATCAGCCTGATGGAATCCTACGGCGTGATTTCGCAGTATGCCCGAGACTACCCGATGACCTCGGACACCGTTACCATCCCTCGGCGTGTAAGCGGCTTGACTGCTTACGCTGTTTCCGAAGCCGGTGAGATCACGGCATCGGATCCGACGATGGGCCAAGTCTCGTTGACGGCCAAAAAGTGGGCGACCCTTACCCGCGTTTCGAGCGAGCTGAATGAGGATGCTGTTATCGCTTTGGCTGAATACTTGGCCGAAGAAATGGCACAAGCTCACGCCTTGAGGCTCGATACGGCTGGTTTCCTCGGCAATGGCGAGCCCGTCAACGGTGGCGTCATGGGGCTTGCAAATGCACTCAACGCGGGATCCGTTGTCACTGCGGCATCGACTCAGAACACAGCAGCATCGCTGACGATCGGCGTCTTTCACGCTGCGATTGGCAAGCTGCCTGAGTTTCCAGGTCTCAATCCGGTTTGGTTTGTCCACAAGTCGGTTTGGTCTAACGTCATGGCGCGGCTCCAAGTCGCAGCTGGCGGTAACAACGTCGAGAATTTCGGCGATGGTCCGGTTCGCCAATTCTTGGGCTATCCAGTTGTCTTTGCCCAAGTGCTTCCAAGCACAATCGGGGCATCGACCAAGTTCGCCTACTTTGGCGATCTTTCGATGGCTTCGACCTTGGGCCTTCGACGCGGATTGAGCGTAGTTGCCGACGCTTCGCGATATATGGAATTCGACCAAACGGCTTTCCGATCGACGATCCGCTGGGACTACAACATCCACGAGCGGGGCGATGCGAACAACGCGGGGCCAATCGTTCGGCTTGACTCGGCGGCTTAATTCAATCCAACCAAAAAAGAAAGTAGGTGACCTGTGAACAGTTTGCAACAAGCGAAATATGTAGCGGCCATTAAACCGGCGGCGATTATCGATAATGCATCGGCTACGGCTGACGTTATTGATACACGAGGATGGGAATACGCAACAATCATCGTCCAGCTCGGAGTGACCGACATCGCATTGACGGCATTGAAAGTCCAAAACTCGGCAACGAGTGGCGGGTCTTACGCCGACATTACCGGGGCGACCTTTGCCGGTGGCGCAGGCATGGGCGGAGCTACGCTTGCCTTGCCAAGTGCAACCGACGACGGCCAGACTTGCGTATTCCAAATCGACATGCGAAACAAGGATCCGTTCTTGAAGATTGTCGCCACCTTTGGCGACGGCTCTAACGGCGGTTTCATCGCGGCGGTCTGCGTCCTAAGCCGTGGCAAGATCGGCCCAGTGCTATCTACCGAAGCGGCTGACGGCGATGTTTGCCGAGTGGTCTAGTCTATGGACCTGACCTTACTGAAAGATTGGAACGGCCTACCAGTCGGCTTTCGGCTGGTGGGCGTCCAGGATGGTCAAGCGGAATTGATGATTCAAAGAGGGCTTGCAAGTGCGATTGAAACCCGAAGTAGTGACGAAGCCAACAGCCGAGCCGGTGACGCTCAGCGAGGTCAAGAAGCAGCTCGAAATCGCAAGCAGCGACACAAGCCATGACACGCACTTAACCGCTTTGATTGGGGCGGCTAGGGAGCAATGGGAACACGATACCGACAGCGTGACATGCTTTCAAACGCTTCGGGTCCGATTGCCTTTCTGGACCGATGGATTGAAGCTACCGCGAAGCCCGATCCACTCGATAACCTCGATTCAGTATTACGATGGCCTAAACACACTCCAAACGCTAGCGGCCAATCAGTACCAGCTACACGTTGACGAAATCCGGTTGGCGTACCTAGTGACGCTACCGGCTACCGTATCGCGTTGGGATGCTTGGACGGTAACGTACAAGGCGGGGCATTCGCAAGACGGCCAAAGCGTACCGGAAGCAGCTAGGGCAGCAATCTTGATGCTTGCGGCTCACTACTTCGAGAATCGGGACATGCTTATGTCCGACGCGATGCAAACAATGCGACCTTACGAGATGCTTGTCCGGCGATTTATGCGGAGTAGCTACCCATGAGGCCAAAGAATCAGCGTACCGGGGCCCTCCGGCATCGATGCACAATCCAACAGACGACAGAGACGCAAGACGCAAGCGGGCAGCCTATCGTTTCCTGGACGGCTTACGTTGTCGATGAGCCTTGTCAGTTTACGCCGACGGCTGGAATCGAATCGATGCGGGGCCGACAACTTGAGGCAGGGACAAGGGCGGTTTTTCGGGTCCGATACCGATCGGGCTACACGGTTCAGATGCGGATTGTCTACCAAGGCGAAACCTACGGAATCACGGCGGTAAACATGGTCGACGGGCTGCGCAACTACATGGACATTATTTGCTCGGCGGTGTTGCCATGAGTACCACAATCGAAATAAACGAGGATCTTATCAAGCAGATCGGCCAAATCCCGTTGATGCTCAGGAACGCTCCATTCGGTCGATGCCTTGGGGCTTTTGCAAAGCCTGTTGCGGCGGCTTGCCAGGGCCACGCAAGATCATCGCGGGAAAGCGGCTCACGAAAAAAATGGTCAAAGAAACTAAAGCAGAACGCAGCCTATCAAAACGACTCAAAGCAGCATTTTGACCACAAGGTTTTTAAGGGCGGCGTTGGCGTTGTCATTGGAGCGACCTACCCAAAGGGCAACAAACAGCAATTCGTCATGCCATACCGCAAAGGCGAAAGCTACACGCGAAACCATTGGGGCAAGCCTGGATCGCCTGTTATTTATACGGGCCGTTCTGGACGGCAATACACTCGAATCAACCGATCAAAAGCGACCGTCGCGACATTCCCCAAAGAGCAACGCGCACCCATGCGGGCTTATCGGCAAACCTCCGGGACTGCCGAAGCGGCTTTCGTCAACCAACTTCAAAAGGAAGTAAAGGAGTTACGAATTGGCTAAAAACCTCAAGCTTACCGACAAGGTAACATTTTCGACCGGAACAACCTCGACCGGGATTCAATTGCAAGGCACGATGCCCCTAGCGATCGTCACCCCGGTCGGATTGGCTAGCACTACGCTTTCGTTCCAAAGCTCCCTTGATGGGGCTAGCTGGTTCGACCTTTACAACGGGTCTAGCCTCTACTCCCTGACCGTTGCGGCAAGTCGGTACATCGCACTAAACCCCGACGTTTTCGAAAGCGTCCGGTACATCCGGATTATTGCCGGATCAAGCGAAACGGCCAAAGACATTTTCATCGCAAGCGGGGAGCGTTAATCGATGTCGGCGATCGGCGAAGCATTGCGAACCAAAGTATTGAGCTACTCGGCGGTATCTACGCTCATCGGGCAGCGTATGTATCCTGACGCCCTGGTTCAAAACGCAACGATGCCAGCGGTGGTTTACTACGTCACTTCGACCGAACGCGACAATCATTTGCAGGGCCTTAGCAAGCTAGCTCACGCAAGATTTACCATCGAGTGCTACGCACTGACGCGAACGACAGTAAGCGCGATCAGTCGAGCAATTAGAGACACTGGAATCGATGCCTTTCGGGGCGTTGTCAGTTCACACACCTTTTGCGGGGTCGATTTTGATTCCGGCGATGAATACATGCAGGAGCCGCCAACAGACGGCAATCAAGAGCACAGGTACATAGTTTCGTTTGATATGCTTGTCCACTACAAGGAGCCTTAAACATGGCGGCATTGACAGTTGCAGATACCGGACTCGGAGCGACGATTTCGGGTACTAGCCTTAT